AAAATGACGCCAGTGGACAAAATCCGGATTGGCTTGGCAGACCCGGTGCGAGTATTCATCAAACAAGAACCACACAGTGATTCAAAAGTCAAGACAAAGACTTGGCGACTTATCTTTGGTGTGTCAATTGTAGACCAACTTGTAGAGAGGTTTCTATTTGGGAAATGGCAAAGATGGTGCATTGACAACTACAATGAGATAGTCATGAAACCTGGGTGGGGTGACACGGACGACGATTGGCTTGAATTTGACTATATAATGAGTCACATGCCTGATCGGAAAGCAACAGATTGCACTGGATGGGATTTGATGAATAGCATGAAACAACATTTAACATGTATGGAATTTCGTGCAAGAGTAATCGAATATTCACCAACCATGGAGAGAACTATGCGCAAATTTATGCGCAGTAAGCTACAGAATATAATCGTTTTATCGGACGGTTCAATGTATGCTCAAATGGTCAAAGGACTGTGGTTCTCTGGACGGTACATCACTGGAGCTGGCAACAGCGAAAATCGAGGCATTTTAGCGATTGAGGCGTCGTTTGCATTATGCAAGCGTGCACCATCGCATTTGCCAATGACGATGGGTGATGATTGTGTTGAATCTAACGCTGCAGAGATGCAACGTTTCATCCAGTGGTATAGAGAACAAGGATTTCTGATGAAAGCATCAGACAAGAAAGAATTTTGCTCACACGAAATAACTGACAGAGGAGTTGAATTTCAGCGTGTGGGCAAAACAATATTCCGACTTGCTTGTGATCCGACACCCGAGCACTATTCTCAGGTCAAGATGTTGTTTAGAACTCCGGAACAACTAGGCCTGATTGATCAGCTGGCGGTCTTGATCGCTCCAGCTGAAAACGATTTGTGAAAGTAAATGATTAGACAAAGATGTCATCAAAGAAGAAAGCGAATCGAGAAATCAAGAGCGCTGCTCGCGCCTTGGCCGCAGAAATGCGGAGAAAAGAGCCTTCGCAAAGACGAAAGTCCAAGCGTCGTAGTGAAAGAAAGAGCAACCGACCAAAAGGAAGTGGACAGCTTACTGCAGCTCCAGCAGCAATGTCAAGAGCAATGCGGTTTCGTCCTAGTCGACCACAACGAACTGTCGTTAGAGCCACTGAAGAAGTAGCTTTATTTGCGTCTCAAGCTGCC